AAGCACTGATGGTGCGTCTGGTAAGATTGATCGAAGGATGAGTAAGTGAAATCTTTTGTCATAGGTAATGGTGAGTCTAGGTCATGGTTCAAGCCATGCCACCAAACTATTATGGATGATGAGGTTATAACATGGGGGTGTAATGCAATTTATCGTGATGGCGCTCACTGTGTGCATAATCTAGTTGCAATGGACTATGCTATGCAACAGGAAATATATGACTCAGGGTGGGCACTAGAAAATCCAGAATACCTTGGTATACACAATGTACATTTTGCAAACTGGAGTGTTGTTCCAGCTGAGGTTGCTGATGCCATGTTGATGGGATTTGACATACCAGAATCTTTTATTCATCGCAGTAAGAACAAAACAGATAATTGTGTTATAGGTGGTAAAGACCCCGCCACATTACATGAGAAGATTGAATCAACTATGAAACAGTTCCCTAATCTTGATACACAGGATTTGAAACTGAAGATGGAAAAGGATGTTGGCCTCTGGATTACATATGTCGATGATGTAAGAGATGCCGTGTTCTCGATTGAAGGTCACGCTGGATGGTCAACAGGAAATACTGCTTTGTCCTTGGCGTGTTATGAAAATGATGAATCAGACAGTTTTGATAAACATGAGGTATACATGTTAGGATTTGATCTGAGTAGTTACAATGAATCGTTAAATAATCTATACAAGGGAACTGATAATTATTTACCAAAAGATGCTAAAGGATTTAATCCTATCAATTGGGTAAATCAAATGAGTGAAATCTTTGATACATGGCGTGATCAGACTTTTTATTGGGTAGACTGTGAAGTATTGGGATCACAAGATTGGCACGGTTCATCTATAAAAGATTATCATGGCAATGTACAACTAATTACAAAAGAAGAACTTTGTGATAAATTGAAAATAGTATAAGGAGAAATTATGCCGAAAAGACCAGAACTAGCACTGAAAAGTGGAAAGAGTAAGGGACTTAAAAAGTCCCAAGTAGAAGCTCATAAGAGAACCGCAGATGTTTGGGAACTTGCGGGTAAGGGTGACTATTACAAATCTGAATCCTATAAAGATTTAGTGGAAGCACAAAAACGATCTAATATTCCAAGAGAAGAAAAGGTCGCTGCTTATGCTGATGAGGGATTTGACAAGGATGGATTCAAAGATGGAGTTCATAAAACCGGCCTTTTGCTGGAAGAATAAATACAAAAGGGTATTGACTATTATACCCTATTGTGTTACTATTATAAAATCAACATACGTTAAACATACGCAAACATAAGGAAACATACGATATGTCATTTGCTACAATGAAGAAACAAAACAGTCTTGATTCGCTGCTGGGTGCTGCCCAGAAAGAATCTGCCCCCCAAGAGAAAAAGTCCTATGTGGATGAACGACTCTGGAAACCTACGATGGATAAGTCCGGCAACGGATATGCTGTCATTCGTTTCCTTCCGGCATGTGAAGGTGAAGACCTTCCTTGGGCCAAGGTCTGGAACCATGCGTTCCAAGGACCAACTGGTCAGTGGTTCATTGAGAACTCTCTCACCACTCTAGGCAATAATGATCCTGTATCAGAGTATAATTCCAAACTATGGAACTCTGGTGTAGAATCAGACAAGGAGATTGCCCGTAAACAGAAGCGCAAGTTGCAATACTTCGCCAACATTTATGTGGTAAGTGATTCGGCCAATCCTCTGAATGAGGGTAAAGTCTTTCTTTACCGTTTCGGTAAGAAGATTTTTGATAAGGTTATGGAAGCAATGCAACCTGCCTTTGAAGACGAATCTCCTATCAATCCGTTTGATTTCTGGAACGGTGCGAACTTCAAATTGAAGCTTCGTAAGGTAGATGGTTACTGGAACTATGATAAGTCTGAATTTGAGGGTGCATCTGCACTGTCTGAAGATGACGATGTTCTTGAAGGCATCTATAAGAAACAGTATCCTCTAGTTGAGTTTACTGCTGCCTCTAACTTCAAGTCCTATGATGAGTTGAAGACTCGTCTGGACATGGTTCTCTCCGGCACAGTTGCTGCAAATACTACAGTGCAGACGCTGATGGAAGACGAACCAACTGCAACTCTTACGGTTGATACCAAAGAGACTCCGGCACCAACAGTGACCGTATCAGCAGATGATAATGATGAAGATGACGCTATGTCATATTTTGAGAAGTTGGCAGAAGATGGGTAAGGCGGGTAGACTATCCTAGTTGCAGAGTAAGACTCGAACTAAAAATACCGCTGCATAGAGCCCCCACTGAGAAATCAGTGGGGGTTTTTACATTAGAAGTCTAGGGATGATCTTATTCTATCTAGAGCAAGGTTATTAGGTCTAGATGTTATTGGATAAGTTGACGTTGATTGGTTTGATGTTGACGTTGGCGCTGATATAGAAACATTACCACTACCACCACCGGCAGATGTTTCAGCAACTGGGGGTCTTGCAGAAACCGTTTCTCCTTGTCGTAATTTTGCTGACATTGATCCACCTGACTTCATTACATTCTCACGGGTCATTCCCGATGCTTGTGATTGTTCAAACATCCTAAGTTTTTTTTCTGTTCTTCTTCTAATTGAACTTTTTGTGTTAGGATCGGCTATTATCGCCTTGTATCTATTAATTCTTTTTTGATCCCTACTGACATTGGCATTGGCAACTTCCTTTGATGCAGATGCAAGACTAGTAGAAGGACTTCCCGCTGGTAGACCACCAGAACCGCCTGTGCCACCAGTGCCACCTGATCCTGATTTTTCTGAACTTCCAAAAAACCTACTAAGAGTAGAGCTAACTTTGTCTATAAGATCAGGTTGATTTTTTTGCATTGCATTGAATACTTTTTCATATTCTGAAGCGGTCTGAGGTGTAATTTCTGGAATTTTAATACCTTGAAGAAGTGATATTTTAGATGCATCAAGTCCATTGATTGAACGTATCGCTTTATCAAATGCTGACAATCCAGCTGGATTACCACTACCCAATGCTTTGACTACCTTTTCAATACCCTCAATTATAGTGTCATCAATCTCAACTCCCTTCTCAAAGAGTTCTGCGTTTTTAACAAATTGACTAACAGCAGAGGACGCAGCAAGAATACCACCAGAGTTTTTGGCAAGTTCAAGAATACCAAGAACTGGACTTTCCTTACTAAAGAATGGTATCTTAACACCACCGCCGATGCTATCCAATGCTTCACCAATTGCTTCAATACCAGCAGCGGTAAGTTGCATCCTGATAGGATCAATCTCACTTAATCTTTCAACCGCAGCAGTTTTCTCATCAAGACTTGGACCCTTGAAGGAATTAACAACTGTTGCAATACCCTCTGCTACAGAGGTTATCACGCCTGATATTGTATCACCGATTGACTGAATAACACTGCCAATACCATTAAGAACACTCTCAATACCAGCCCCAATTTTCATAATGGAGTTGCCAATACTGTCAATTATTCCACTAATTTGAGTACCAACTGCTGTTATAACACCACCTATTTCATTTAATATAGCTGGTACTTCTTTGATAGCAGTCATGAGGACGTTGCCAATAACATCAGCAACCTTAATCAAGACAGGAGCAATTGCTTCAAATGCAGGCGCTGCAAGTCTTAGTGCTGCACCCAAACCAATCATTCCAAGAGTGAATACAGCTAAACCACCAATGACTAATGGGTTTGCAAATGACATTATTCCTTTTGCAAACATTTTTAGAAATATCATTAATCCTTTTCCAGCGAATTTTAGAAGTACACCAATGCCTTTACCAAGTGCGCCTAATCCAGCACCAAGTTTTCCAAGCATTCCGCCACCGCCATCACCAGAGGACTCACCACCATCGGCACCTTTACCGCCCATACCACCACCAGTAAGATTTTCTGCTATTTTTTCTAATGCATTGGTTTGTCTTTGGGATTGGGCGCTTGCTTCTGCAGCTGCCTTATCTGCCTCAGCACCTGTTTTACCACCTCCACCACCGCCACCACCAAGGCCGCTTAATTTTTCTAGTTCTCCAGCTACAAGTTCAAGTCCAGAAACAACGTCACCAAACATTGTATCAAGTGAACCTTCACCTTTTGATTTAGATTCTTCATCATCTGCTGCTGATTGTTCTGCACGTTGTGCCGCCTCTAGGTCTTGTTGTTCCTTTTCAGATTCAGCAAGAATTTGATCCCGTTCAATAATTTCAGCATGATTTTCTGCATTTTCTGATTCAATAATCTTATTAGCTTCTTCCTCTCCAAGTTGATCCTTTAGAGCCTGATTTCTTGCATCTTGTGCTTTTTTCTGAGCGTTTGCTACATTTACGTCTGTTTTATCTTGTTTGGTTTTTTTACTAAATGCTTTAAACTCAGATTGAGTTAATTTAGTAGACTTCCTTAACTGCCTCTCACGTTTCTTATCTAATATAAAATTGTATATTACTCTTTTAAAACCAGTACCCAAAAGTTTGTCTTCTAAAGATTCACGAATACCCGCTTTTGTCAAACCTAGTTCTTGACGCAAAGAGTTTTTTTGCACACCTTTAGCTGCATTTCTCAACTCTTTTGCTGCCTCAGAAAACTGTTTAGCGCTTGCTTTTTGTGATTTGATTAGATCATCTTCATCTTTTGGAGTTACAGCCATGACTTATTCCTTATTTCTTTGGTGGTATTTTGTTGAATGCCTGTGCGCCGAAGAACGCTGCAACAATACCAGCAACGGCAATGAAGTAAACTCCTGCCATATCACCCAGTATTTTTGCTGCTTGTTCAATACCAAACACAACTGATAAGACAACACATAGAGGATATAATAACATACCCATAAGAGCAAACCATGCCATGTTACGTTGTGCATCTTGTTTTTTATCTTCATTCTCCATGTCACTACGCATATCTTCAAGTTCAATCATTCTCTGTTCCTGTAACATCTCATCATCGCTGACGATACCATCGCCGTCTAAATCATATTTTGCAAACTTACTATCTTTTTGTAGTTTTTTCTGCATTAGTGTATTACCCCTTAGATATAACGCTACTGATTTTTCTTATGCCGTTCCTTTTCTTCTTCAAGCCACTGTGTTAATAATCCAACATATATATCTCTCTCCCAAGGAATCATATTTTCAATTTCCGACAAACTGTACTTGTGGTGTTGCATCATTCCAAAATTTATTTTAAAGTACGCTCGTAAATTGTTATGAGAAAGAGTTAGCTTAAAAAATCAGATAGGCCCTCCATATGAACATTAGAAGTTACTCCTGTCTTAGGATTCTTAACCTCTATATCGTGTGTAAGTTTTGGCATCGTATCAAAAAATTCCTGTAACGTTTTAAATTGTTCTTGTGTCAGATTATCAATAAATTCATCAAGTTCCTTTGGAGTTATATCAACACTATTGTAAATGTCATCACCAAATTGAATTGATTTTACGCAACTCTTGATAATATAAAAGATTTGTTCAACACTATTATCTAGATTACTTGCTTTCAAGGTAGAATCAACACTTGGGTAACTTAAATCCATAACAACTTCATTACCTTTTGCATCCTTACCAAGATTACAAGTTGTTGAATGATTATCCTCCATAGTTATCATAACATCGTCTAGATTTATCACAGCATCAACATATGTCTCACCATCATCTGGACATAATAATTTAACTTCAACAGTTTCAGATATAGATTTCTGTCTAATCTTAATAAATGTATATTCAATATCAAACATTGGATCGTTATTTTTACCTACACTTCCAAAGGTGCAAGCTTCTACTAAAGAAAGGACTGCATGGTGAGTTGCAGATGAATCTGTTTCTTGCATCGCTAGGAGAAGAATTTTTTCCTCTTTTACTAGAAATGGTCTGTATTTTATCTCCTCTCCAGTTGAAGGAACATTCATAATGTAGGTTGGTGTTTCGAGTTTTGGTAAAGCCATAGTATTTTCTCCTATTTCAAATCAGATAACTTTCAATGCTATCATATATATTATTTTAAGTATTAATATCGCCGAAATCTTCTAGTCTAGCAATAAGTTCTTTTTTAGCTGAAAGAGCGGAAGAAGTTTTAAAGTTATTAAACGATGGTTGTTGTGTGCCATGATCTCCAATGTCACTATAATACCTAAAACTAAAACTAACCGAAAAATCTTGTATAAAAACATCAGTGGAGGACTCCATCGCCAATTCTATGGGCCCAATAGTTGATGGATATGCTTCCCATATTCTATACCCTGATGTCGGGCTATGGTCTTGGTCTAATAAAAAAACATCAATAGTCCCGTGGTATTCATCATAATATTTCAAATTCCATGTTTGTTCGTTATACATCAGTTTTTGCCAGTCTTCAAAATATTTTCTTACTTCCATATATTCATCCAAAACAAACCTCATGGTAATAGTATCGGCATAACTTACTCCAGATACAATGTTTCTATTAGGTCCGTATATATTTGAATCAGTTTCCGTATCTAAAGTGTTGCCTGGTAATTCTACAGAATTAGTTCTAAGCATTATGGAACGTAATGCTGATGAACCTCCATTAGCTGGGCCTGGCGGATTTATATTTGCTTGAAATCTGTTTGATTTGGCAAGTCCACCCCTTGAGATTTCACTTCTAAACTCATCAAGATATGATCTTGGCTCCAAGGTAGAATCAACTTGGAAAGTTGAATTTAAATTTGATTGTCTGTCTGCCATTATACCATTTTCCTTGAATCTGACCATACAGCACTTGCACTAGATTTCTTAAAATTGTGAACAGGAAGAAGGGTTGCAATAACGAGTTCATCTTCATCAATTTTACGAAACATAGATTTTGTGTATCCTGCTAAGTATTTGTGTATAGTTGGTTTAACTAAACTAATTCCTTTGATTGCACTATAACTTGCATTTAAGTCAAAGTCTAACATCCTATCCAACAACTTCATTCTTAACGGAATAGGTAAGTAATGGAAATTGATACCTAGAAAACCATCTTTATATTTCTCTATGGGTAATACTAATGGGAATGTATCATAGTAAGGAAGTGTCTTTTTGAATTTAGGCCCATACACAAACATGTTCAGTGAATTACCGAATGGAGTGGTATTCTGTTTACCATCCCTGATGAGGTCTAATCTGCCGGGCTGACCAAATTCCTTAATTTTATTCAGATACCAATCAGTAGAGTATGGTTTACCTTGTGCTGCGTCTTGAACGCCTTGTATATAATCGCTATTTGCCATACTGTTATTTATAACGAATACCCAAATCATCTTCAGTTAGTATTTTAAATTCCATACCATTATCCAAACACCAAGAGTTTGCATATTTCCACTTTGCTTCATTGACTCCCCATGTTTTAACCTCAGAGAACCAACTTTTAGTTTTTCTTGATGGTTTTGGATTGGGTGGACTACATTGTTTCTTTGGTTTAACTTCTATGATGTATTTCTTTATTTTACCATCATGTTGTTTAACTTTAATATAGAAATCTGGATAGTAACGATGTTTTTTTCCATCCCAAGGAGATAAATATGGTATAATGATCTCTTCACTACCCCATTCAATTATAGAAGGGCTGCTGTCACAATATACCATAAACTTTCGTTCCCATAAAGAACGATAGACGATCTTATGTGGATTGCCCCTATATTTTTGAGGATTGTTTGGTGTATATTTACCTTTGTATGCCATGATGTATAAATACCTTTAAGAATTACTATTTAGATAGGAAATAAAACATGGCAGGTAGAATTGCATTTAAGCCATCCAGTAAAAGAAGTAAAGTAGAGCCTGGTACTTCCCGTAATAGAATAAATGAAGAAATATCTTCATCAGGATTTGGTAAAACTAATAATAGAATTTCATCGCCAACATTATTGGCGTATCCAATGGATAATGCTTCTGTTATGCAGGGACACTATGTTATATTTCAAATCCACGGTATAACCGCCGGCCGATTGGAAAAAGTAGAAGATAAAACAGGATTTAAAAAGCGGAGTTTTGCACTAAAAGGTTCATCAAAAAGTGTTGATACGCAAATTGCATTGTATATGCCCCCATCAGTAAGTGTGAAATATTCCCCTAATTATGAAGATGTTGCTATTGGAAGTACTGCTGAGGCTGCATTTAATGCTATTGGTGACGTTAATGCATCAGAAGGGTTTTTTTCCACATTAGGTGCAAGCATGAAAGGTGCTGCCAATGTCGGTGCTGAAGGAGGAAAACAAATAGCAGGAGGCCTAGTTGGCGGTGTTCTGAATGCACTAGGGCCAGGAGCTAAAGAACTTGGGTTTCTAGCGGCAGGAAAAATTGTCACTGATAAAATGGAGATGATGTTTAAGGGTGTGAGTAGAAGACAATTTCAATTTGAGTTCACCTTTATTCCAAAATCCCACCAAGAATCTAAACAAGTCGATGCAATTATAAACGCTTTTAAGATTGCAATGCTTCCAAAATACACAGAATCATTTGGGATAGCTGCGGGAACTGTTCTAGGCGTTGCGAGTGGTAGTGGCGGGTCAGGAAGAACTTTAACAATTCCAACAACTATGGACATAAAATATTATTATCAAGACAATGATGGTCAACCCAAAGAAAACCTATACTTAAATAAAATCTCCACATGTTATTTAAGTAATCTAGATGTTAAATATGGTGGAGATAGATTTACTGCTTATGAACCTGTTGATGGTGATGGAAAAAATGGTGCGCCACCCCAAAATAGTTCAATATCTATGACTTTTGACGAAATTGAAATCATAACACAAGAAGCAGCTAGAGAAGGGTACTAATATGTATTTTGAAAAATTCCCCAAGATACAATATACAAATACTGAGGGTGGTAATACCCTCATAGTAACTAATATACTAAAAAGGATTGGTGCGAGAGCAGCAGTCAAATCTCAGTCTTCAATGTTTCTAAAATATAGTATAAGAGGTAGTGAATCTCCAGAGGCACTTGCATTTGATATGTATGGAGATTCACAACTTCATTGGATAATTTTGTTGATTAATGATATATATGACCGTTACCACCAGTGGCCTATGAACGTTAATCAGTTTCAATCATACCTTGCTGATAAATATAGTAACCCTAATGGTGTACACCATTATGAGATTTCTCAGTCTTCTGGTAACTCTGATATTACCATAAATATTGGTACAGATAACACAGATTATGCCTCTGCTACATTAGTAACTAATTTTGAGTATGAAGAAAAACAACAAGATAAACTAAGACAAATACGACTCTTGCAGGGTGATTATGTTAGTCAGTTTATAAAAGAATACGAAGCTTTACAATCAAATTAGAGGTACATAATGGAACTAGAACAGGCAGGACAATTTGAAATTGAAGAGGCCACATTATTTACTTCTACAGGTAATGTTATTCCTATTCAAAGTTCAATAGTTGAAGTAGCTATTTACGAAAGTATTTATTCTAATTCGGTTATGGGCGAACTTCAAATTATTAACACTATCGCTTTACAGAATGAAGGGCCATTCATTGGTCAAGAATACTTGTCGATGAAGATAAAAACTCCAACTGTGCAAGATGAAACATTTAAATTAAAATTTGATGAAAACGTTTTTCATATCACCAAGGTAAGTAGAAATTACGAAGGTGGTGCTGAGATTTTGACATTTGAGTTCTATTCATCAGAGTTAATTCATAATCAACGTACCCTTATATCAAGGACACTTAGGGGTACATATCATGAAATGGTTGAATCTTTATTAAGAAAAGATTTAAAATGTAAAAAACGTTTGTACATTGAACAGGCAAGTGATACCAAAGAATATATAGCAAATAATGTTCGCCCTTTTGATATCATTAAGAATTTTGCAAAACATGCAACAGCTCTTCATCATGGATTAAGTTCGTTTGTATTTTTTGAAAACCTAAGAGGTTATCATTTTAGATCACTCCAAAGTCTATACTCTGAAGGAAGTCGATTTAACTATTTTGAAGTAGCTACAAATACCACTGCTGGTGATCCATCAGAGCCTGGAACAAATAATGATAAGATAAATGCAAAAGTTACAAAAGATTTGGGTACTCTTCTTGGTGTAAAAATTTCATCCAATAATGATACAGTAACCACACAGGCCTCAGGGGGATTATCTTCTAGATTGATAACTCATGATATAGTTCAGAAGAAATTTAACGTCAATACATATAATTATCTTGATGATAAAAACTTACAGAAACATGGTATTGAAAAATATGCAACCAGAAATGCTCCTCAAGCTGGACGTATTAAGGACGCTCCCCTATACAGCAGTAGTGAAGTAGATGAGGATGGAAACAGAATTTCAGATTTTATACCTGTTCAATATCTAACTCCTGTTACAACTATTAAGAATAAAAGTGGTGTTTATAAAAATTCACAATATGAAGTTTATAATGGGAATAAGAAAGAAACAGAATATGTTTTTGATCCTGTCAAGTCAGAAAATACATTGCAGAAAAGACGTTCTTTATTTACAAATTTAGAGATGGGCCTAAATTTAGAACTATGGGTTAATGGACAAACAACCTTTGGAGCTGGAGATATGATATCTGTAGATATACAGAAAGAATCCAAACATTCAGATGACAGAAAAGATAAATTTTTAAGAAATGATTTTCTTGTTAAGTCAATCAAACATGTATTTAATAACGCAAATAAAAAACATCATATGTATCTAACAGTCGCAAAGGATAGTATTGATGAAGAATTAGAAGAAGTAGATCACATTGAACCTAAACCTGTCAAACAACAACCTTTATTTTCCGACGATCATTTTTATGGTGATATTACTGGATATGATGAGGACGGAAAGAGCGCTGAGTCAGCAACTTCAAATATTAAATCAGATTTTCCATTAAGGTCATTCGCATCAAGAAGATAAATTAACAACAACCATTATAATTAGAAAGGAGATATTAACTCATTCATCATGCCAAAGAAACCCTCTAACCAATATCATCAAGAAAAGGAAGAGAAAATGTCTAAAGCAAGAAACCGAATTAAAAAAATGCAATCCTTTCAAACACAAGAAAGAAGAATTGAACCAATTTCGGAAGATCATAAATACATGATAGCACTGATGGGGCAACAAGAGTTAATAGGGAATAAAAATGAAGACATATCAAGACCTCCAAGAAGGGTTGAACGATCCCAACATATTTAAAGCAATATTCCTAGCCGGTGGACCCGGCAGCGGTAAGTCTTACGTTGTCGGGCAAACCACGGGTGGAACGGGTTTAGTCACTATTAATTCAGATGATGCATTTGAGGTCATGCTTAAGAAAGCTGGTCTGGATGCGAAGATGCCTAAATCTGAAGAAGAACCAAGAGATGCGATACGGAATCGTGCTAAAAAAGTTACGGCTGAACGTAAAGGTAATGCTATTGAAGGTCGCCTTGGTTTAATCATTGATGGTACTGGTAGAGAGTATGATAAGATTGTTAAACAGTCTGTTCAGTTGCAACAATTGGGTTACGATACTCATATGATTTTTGTCAATACCTCTCTTGATACTGCTCTATTGAGAAACTCAAAGCGTGACAGAACCGTACCAGAGCCTATTGCAATCAAATCGTGGAAAGATGTTCAATCCAATATTGGTAAATTCAGTCAGCATTTCCGTCAAAGCTTTATTGTTGTAGATAATAACGATTCAAAAGAAGATGTGATGACACCTGTATTCAAACAGATTAAGAGTCTATTGAAAAAGAAGGTAAATAGTTCAAGAGCAAGTGCATGGATTGAAATGGAAATGAAACGCCGAGGTATTACAAAAAAACCTAAAGGTTTCTAAAAGTTACATTTTTATCACACTTTCTAAAAAAATAAATAACATGTCGATTCTTTGTTGACAAAGCCCTTTTTGTATGTTATACTCTATATATGATGAGAGTTAACAGAGAGGAAGGTGTGATTATGAACAATGAATTTAACTTTATTCATCCTGATATGTCAGAAAAGGATATGAAATCCTTTGGATTTTGGGATGATAAAGATAGTGCATTGCATATCGAAGAAAATTGGATTATGGCTCACATAATGCATCTTGCTGGTGTGTTTCCTAGTGTGGGAATCGCCCGTAAAAATGGGTGGAATAAACCTATTCCAGAGGGTTTTTCAGAGTTTACCATTGGTAAAATGAAGAAAAAAGTTTGGATTCTTAATGAAATCAATGACTTATGAGCTACGATTTTTGTTGACAAACTCAGTTTTATGATGTATACTTAGGTATAAACTGAGAAAAGAGAGATTGTGATGGTTTGTAAAGTTGATATGAATAAAGGAATTAGTCTTGGTTATGGCGACATGGAAGGTGATCTTCTAGGACGCCGCCTAGGTTATTACATATACAACGAACAAGAAGAGAACACATATCGTGAGATATGGGTTTATGATCGTTCTGTATCAAAAAGGGTTCGTACTACTCATGATGGTATGGTTACACATTATCGCATTGTTGCTCACATAGGGTTGAGTAAGGAACGTGGTTCTTGGCACGTTGATATGTTACAGGTCGATAGCCGTTACAAAGGTAAGAACCTTGCTGTTAAACTATACACATTTCTTCTTAAAGATGAAGGTATCACGCTTCGTGCTGGTTCTTCACAGTCTGCTGGTGGACGGTATGTTTGGAACAAACTATCTCGCCATAAAGATATAACCGTCTATGCAAAGAAATCTCCTTACTCTAAAGTGATTGATTTTCCCAGAGCTGGAAAACGTGAATTGACTGCGAATCGGTTTGACTTATATGGCTCAAATGCAGAGATACTTGCAATTGCTGCTTAATTATTTTAACTTTTCCTTTAATATTAATGACTTATAAGGCACGATTTTTGTTGCCAAAACCTATTCTATGTGTTACTATTAGATATAATCAGAGAGAGAGAGAAAACATGAAAATTGAAATAGGTACGAAACTTGAAGGTAACTGGGGTGCAATGATCCCTGTTTCTTACGGTACAGTTATAGGTGTCATCACATCAGTATACGGTGTTATGATCCCCCCAACAGCAGCTGTAGAATGGGATGACCTTCCTATGGAGAATATAGCGTTCTCAAGGATTGGAGCTGCTGGTTCAGAGGGAATAGGAATTTCCATTAGTGAAGATTATTAGAGAGGGAGTTTAATATGACCACCACCGCTGAAAAGAAAAAAGAATATTACTACGCTAATCAGGAAAAATGTTTGGGCTGGGCAAAAGGTTATCGTGATAGGAATAAGAAAAAGGTTCGAGCGTCAGCGCTAGCTTGGAGAAAAAATAACCCCGAAAAGGTTCGTGAGTATAATGTCAAATATAGTGCTGCAAACCGCATTAAAAATGATGAAAAGCGCATTGAAAATCAATATAACGAGTGGAACGATACTCTCCGTGAATTAGGTTATGGTGATTTAGTTTAAATTAACTGTTGCCAAACCCTATTTTGTGTGTTATACTATGTATACAATGAGAGTTAACAAAGAGAAAGAAATGATTATGAATAACGAAATGACTGCCCTAATTGAGAACATCAAAACAGACTACTTTAACTGGACTACAGGTTGTGCTGCGGCCAAAGGTCGGGGCATCCTTAGTGATATCAATAAAGATATGATTGCAGACTTTAATGAGAACATTAGCTACAAGGCGGGTTCTAAGTACATCAAGGTCTACAATCGCAAAGGTTCTGTTTGGGGTTTTGTTGTCAACACTGACAACGACAAAAAGTTCAAGAAGGGTGATCTTCTGAAAGCCGCTGGTTATTCTGCTCCTGCTCGTAACTTTGCAAGGGGTAATATCCTTGAAGGTGGTTACACAAGTCGTTGGACGGGAGCTTAATCATGAAGACGTTTCTGTTCGTTGCATTCCTAGTTATGTGTCTGGCATTTGTAGGGGTAATAGAAGACCCCTGTGCCACCGAAGGATTAATGGTAGGTTGTGCAAATTAACTATTGCCAAAACCTATTCCGTATGTTATACTATGTATATAATGAGAAACAAGGAAATTATTATGAATAAAGATTTTGAAATGTTTACAAAAAACGGTAATGCAGCGGTTGAGAAAATCGTTGAGAGTGCCATTTTAGGTAAGTGCGATTGGGCATGGGTTGAGAATAAGTTGACAGAATTGTCTGCTGTTCCTTTGTTTGATGAAGCTACAGATACAGCTGTTAGAGAATCAGTATATGAAACTTTGATGTCCATTTACACTGAGAATGATATTTGGGCGTCTACAATTGGAGAAAATGTGTGATGGATATGTTTGTAACTTTGGTGGAAGAGCTATGTAGTTCTTTAATGACTATAGCTATTGTCGGTTTGCCGATATTTCTTGTGTTTTTAATGTTTGCGTATTACGGGTAATTAAGGAAAAAAATGAGTAAAAAAACTGAAGCGTTAATGACCACTCTACTTGGTAAAGATAAAGAAATGGTGACTGTGGTTCATTCTGCTTTTGAAGAAAAGGCACGAACTGTTGCGATGGTTGAAGTTGATAAGTCTGCGAGTATAGAAAAGAAATGTGAGATTGCATACGTCAAGACCAACACAATCAATATGCCTTGGTGGCGTAACGAAGGTGTGACTGTTATGTTCCCTGAGAAGGGTTGCCGTTCTACGAGTGTAGGAGATATGGTACTAATTGGTACTGAGAAATATAAATGTGATAATTTTGGATGGAGTT